GCATATGATTGTGTAAATAGTGTTAATGAATTTCTTGATAAGAACTATCATTCGGAATTTACTAACATTGCAAATCAAGGTAATACCGATTATCAGTCACAAATTAACTTTGGTATTGAACACATAACAACCGATTATTTCTCGGTACTTGAATTCGATGATGAGTATAGTGTTTCGTTTTTCAAAAACTCAAGCAAATATGTAGAAACGTATCCTGAAATTGATGTGTTTTTAACTATGATGATTGAAGTTAATGAACAGAACCAAGGTATTAAATTAACTAATGAAACTGTTTGGGCACAACAATTTGTTGGTGAAAATGGTGAAATGGGTTATTTGAATGCTAATGCGTTGAAACAATATACTGATTTTAAATTAAGTGGTGCTGTTATCAAAAAGTCTGAATTTAAAAACATTGGTGGATATAAATCTAATATTAAATTAGCTTTCATGTACGAATTCCTTTTAAGAGCATTAAACAATGCATGTAAAGTATTCTCCATGCCAAAAATTGGATATAAACACTTGGCAACCCGTGAAGGTAGTTTGTTTGATACTTATTTAAAAACGATGCCAATGAATGAAAGAAAATTTTGGTTCGAAACCGCAACAAATGAAGCTAATTTTATGAACGATAGAGTAATTGACATATCAAGATTACAAAAATTGGTTGTTGAAAAATAATCCTATATGTTGAATCTACATAAATGAAAGAAAATGATAGCACGGTACAGTATTTTGCTGAAAGGGAAGAACAGGCGGTTATAGATTATATTAATTCAGATTCTCTTGAAGAAAAAAATAGAATCTATAATGAAATTCTAATCGAACCGTTTAGAAAAATGATACAATCCATATTAAGACGATATCCAATACATATTGGAAATTATGATATGGTAGAAGTGGAATCCAATGCACTTACTCATTTAATTGAGCATATGGTGAAATTTAATCCTGATAAAATTACAAAATCTGGTGTAAAAACCAAAGCATTTAGTTATTGTCAAACAATTATTAGAAATTATTATAAAGACCATAGTAAAAAAAGCTATACTGAAAAAAAAATCAATCTAAGCTTTGACGATTATATTGATGAAATAAACGAGAATGTTGAATATTCCTACGAAATGGAAACCAGTGAACAACAACAGCTCGAAAAATTAATCAATACTGTTATAGAGAAAATTGAAACCAGAATTAGCACTGATACAACAATGAAGAAAAACGAAATTATTGTTGGTGATGCTATAGCCAATATTTTGAAAAATTGGCATTTATTGTTTATGGAAGATACTCCAGAGGGAAAATATAATAAAAGAATCACAAATAAATTTGCAAAAAATAAAATATTATTATTTCTTAAAGAACAAACTGGTTTAAATACAAAAGAAATTCGAATTGCAATTAAACCATTTAAAGAAATATATTTCTTGGAGAAAATCGATTATATTGATGATTAAAGTCTATCAGACAATAGTTGATGAGGGTCGTGGTAATTGCATGCAAGCAGCAATTGCAAGTTTATTAAATTTACAACTTAATGATGTTCCAAACTTTAAGGAATTTGGATATGATTGGTTTCCAGTGTTTAATGATTTATTACATAAGTTTGGTTACGAATATGAGGGTTGTTTATATAATTATAATGCGTTTCGGATTATCAATAAAAGAAAAAATGTAAAAAGTGCCGATTTACGAACAAGATTTAATAAAATAAAAAAAATGGAAGGTGTTGATGGTTATTTTTATGCAAGTGTGTATTCACCTAAATATTATAACCCAAATGACGAACCACCAGTAACACATGCTGTTATAATAAACAAATCATTAAATATTGTACATGATGTTAATCCAGAATATAACGAAGCCACTCAATATCCAGAGACAAAAAAATTAAAATATAATGGAATACTTAATGTTTTTATGATAAATCCAGTTTTAAAATAACTCGTATTTATATGTACCAAAACTAATAAAATGCCGAGACCAATTAGAAAAAAATTAAAATTTGATGAGGATAGTGTAAATAAACTACTTCAAGAAATATATGACGATAGTCATAACCAGAAAGCTAAAATAACCAGACTATTTACTAAATGGGAAACCAAAGTAAAAGAAGGTGGAGAAATTCAGGCAATTGGTGACCAAATTGTTAAAGTAATTGCATTAGAAGCCAAGAACGTTGACCAAAAAATAATGTTATTGAAGTTTTTGAAGGAAGTGGTTTTCGATAATAAGTCTGCTGGTAGTGGAAGTGGTGAACAATCAAAATCTAACGAGGTTGGAGAAAACATTTCAGCAGATAGAAGAAACGAATTGTTAAATTTTGTTCAAGAAGAACTTGAACGTAAAGAAAAAGAAAGAAAATAAAATGAGTTTAAGTTCAGATAAACAGAACATTTTTGTTACAATCGGGTCATTTGTTTCATTAATAAACAGTATTGATTTACCAGAGAGAACAAATTTACTTTCATCAATTAATAATAAAAATGATGTCATACCGTTTTTGCTTGACATTCTAAAAACTGTTGCTGGAACTGAACAATTAAAACAACTTACTGGTCAATTACTTACTGATTTTATTGATAATGTTGAACCAAAAATGAAAAGTGCATTAAAAAAACAAACGACACAATTTAATTCTGGTGAACAACTTAGTCCTCAATTTACTTTAGATGGTTTTAATATACCAATAAAGAATATCGATATTTCTAAAAAATTTAAATCAAGTCCAAGTTCAGATACTGGAAGCTTACTATATAGCGATAATTCAAATACTTTTGATAGAAAAATATTTGATTCGATTCTAACTGGTAATGATATTACGTGTAATAATATGTTACTCAAATATAATCCTACAACAGATAGTATTAATTTTAAACCAACTCTATCATCTGCTGGTTCAAATATAGGTGACTGGATGGCAAATTTTATTGACGATACCGTTGTTGTGGATAAAAAAGAATTTTTAACCAATGTAATGAATACCATTTATGGTAGTGTTACTGCAAATCAGAATAAAACGGTTGAACAGGTATATGAAGAACTACAGATAAGTCAATTAATTGAACAATTAATTCAAGGTGACGATAGTTTTGAAATCAGTCCAGATGAATTAAATAAATTATTATTAAAAGCACAGGGACTTGTTGATGGTGTTGTTTATTATGACATGGGATGTGGAATTGTTGAAGCACAATTACCCCTTAGTGGTATGACAAATTTAATAAATGAAATTAAAAATTCAACCGATTCGAATGCTGTAGCAAATGCTATTAATGATACAATTGATGAAAGTTTAGAAAATAATCCTGAAGTGGCAAATGAAAATAAAGAAACAATTAAGGATGGATTTTTTCAAAAACTAATTCAAGCAATTACGTTATCTCTTTCACAATTTATGGTGACTGCACCACAAATACGTGCATTACTTGGAATCTTAAGCGCATTTATAAACGATGGTGTTGCTAAGATTGGAAACGCTCTTGATGATTTGAGAAAATTTAGGACATTTTTAATATGTATTATACGGGATGTAATTAGACAAATCGGTGAATATATCTTTGATTTGGTCGTTGGATATCTAATTGCATTAATTACACCAATAATTCAACAGCTTATTCAGGAACAAATAAATAAATATAAAAATCAATTAAAGACATTAGTTAGTTCAAAATTATAATTTAAATAATATGATAGTAGACCAGAAATTAAACAGACAATTTGTTGGAGTATATCTCATCGATGGTTCGAAAGAAGGTACACAACTCGCAACAACAATTAAACCGAATTGGTTTAGAAGAATATCAACACAATTATTCTTGGGTTGGAAATGGATTAGCATTAAAGAACTTAAAACAGTTTAATAATGCCAATGGATTTTAGCAATATTGAGGATATTCTCGGTGGTTTCACGAAGATATTAAAACTATCTTCAGTTGGAAGTGCATTGCCAATTCCGACACCACTCATATTGGTTGGTGTTCCAAGACGTGGTGGATTATCTCCAATAAAAATATCGTCACGTATTATTGCCAGAAAATCTGAAGCAGGTCTTCCTGTTGGTGCATTACCTTCTGGAGCAATTAATCCAGATGAAATTATGTGGAGAATTGCTGTTGAAGAAATAATTAACGCATTGCAGCAAGAAGCTGTGATTACGGTGGCAATTCCCCCCGGGATTTCGCTCACTGCAGCAGGTATTTCACCAACAGGACCTGTATCGGTATTCGGTTCAACAATTTTTTATGCGAAGGGTTATGGAATTATACAATAATGGAAGATTTAAAAAAATATACACCAATCGAGCTAAATAAAATGATTAACGATGTTAAAGAAAAACACGACTCGTTAAAACAAGAAGTAATTGCTCACACAATTGAAATTGATTCACTTGAAAAAGTAATTAATGAAAAAATTTTGGTCATTAGTCA